CCTTCGCTGCCTGCATGTGTAGCCATAATAGTTCTCCATAAGTTGGTTAGATTAAAATATCGGGGGTGGTTTCTTTGACCGTGTAAAGCACTGAAAATGTCAGCACCGCCACGGCAATCGGCTTTTCTCCATCATCGGAGAATTGCGTTTCGGTGGTATCAAGTGCGGTGTCTTTGACCAAACCACCAAGGCTGGGATCAGCAGCAATTAACTGCTCAACCTCCAGCGCCAGCGTGTCAGTATCTTGATCAATATTGCCGCGAGATTTTACATAAGCCTCCACCGTCACCATCAGCTCACGGTGCTGAGTGCGAGGGCGGGACATGGATTGTTCGCCCACCGTTTCTTGTTTGGTGTAGACCAACAATGCAGGGAGTTTAGGTTCATTAATCGGATAAACCCGCGCTTCAAAAACATTACTGCCAGCGGTCGTGCTGCCCGTCAGCAGAGCCAGCACTGCTTGCCTTATTTGTGTTCGTGCATGTGTCATAATTTTTCCAGCGTTAATTTTGTGATGCCTTCGTTGTCCGGACGGGTGACGGCGACTTCATAAAGCTGGCTATCGATAGTGAATTGATCGCCCACCTGAATTTCTGCAATATCGATAGTTCGCACCGATAGCACCGGATTAGTCACCACCACATCCACCGTTTCACCGCCTGTTAGTTCGGTAAATTCCTGCAACATGCCAGAAATAACGCGAGGCACACCCATAGAAGGCGTATAGGTGACCTCGCGTCCGTCCAGCGTTTGCAGGAGCGATAAATCTCGCTCTTGCATATCGTCAATGAAAGTCATCACAGACCCACATTGAGGAGGATTTTGGCATTAGCATCACCCGAAGCTGCTGCCTCTGCCGCCACGCCAACCAGCGTATTAGCCGTTGCTGTTGTGGTGAGGTTGCTGTTGGTGCTGTTCCAATAGAGCTTCGCGCCCTGCGTGATTGCACCACTGGCTTTGGGAACGGAAAACACGCCAGAGACATGCACCGCGCCTTTTTTACCATCAGCAATTGCCGTTGCTGCTACAGCACCGATTATGCCGAGCAGTAGAAATTCTCCCGATACCAAACTGGAACCGGAAGGTGTGTAATTGAGAGCCTTGCCCTCTTGAACAAAGTTAGTAGCCATAAGATTTCTCCTTAAAGTTAGACATAAAAAAAGCGGCTCAGAAAATCTGGCCGCTCGGTCGGTTAGGTTAAGATTGCGCGGGTTAGGAAACCCGCATCTTTAGTGCGCGTAGCGCTTAGGCTCATTGCGTAGGACAGTAGTCCGAAGCAGGAGCAATAGATAAAACTAAGCACCGGGGTTTTTATACATTGTGCGGAATTCAAGAGGCGCAGCCGCCGCATCAATCCGTACTTTGTATTCTACGCCATCAATCGTCCAGCCATCTTGCTGGTCGAGGAATGGAGCGGCGATACCATCGAGATAACCCACCTCAATCGTATCAAACACACCCGCATCAGCCAGCAGATACCACGCCGTGAGAGAAGCAGCATCCAACCGCGCATCGACTACCACTTCTGCAGCATTACGCACCGGATTCGGCTTTTTGCTGTTGGCTTGAGATGGATCAGTTTCCGAAACCATCAACACCCGCGCCGTATCTTCCAGAGCCGCTGGCACTAGCAAGAATGATGGACGGATATTAAGAACGGCAGCGCCATCCTTTTGGGTACGCATTACCTTACGACCAGTTCCCACTGTTGCTGCACTCATTGCCGCACCAGAAGCTGCCAGATTATTGTGGTTGGCGTGGAAAAGTGCGTCACCATCAGACATGGCTGGATTACCATTGATAACGGCAAATACTAGATCACCCACAGTGCGTGCCGCAGCGCGACCCATCTTGCGAGGGATTTCAGTAAATGCTGAAAGGTCATCATTGATAATGGCCTGCCGTGAAATGCTGAACAATTTGCCATAAGTGGCTAACTGAATCGGCTCGGAGCGCTCACCAAACGTACCGTGCTTATATTCACCGCTTTCAGGGATTTCATCCAGCGAATCAAACGTACCCAACCCAACGCGGCTGTGTTGTTTGAAATCGGATAAATTGCCAGCACGCGTGAATTTAGGGAAGATTTCCTCGGCTTCATCGTACCCGCGGAGCATGGCTTTACGCGCATTGTTTTCCAGAATCTTTGGAAAATCACTGGTGGAATGCGTAAAGGCACGTCCCACCATCTCGCGTTTATCCATGTGATCGGTGCGAACTCCCTGCAGCTCCAGCGATTTACGCGCCATTTCCAGCAGTGTGAATCCGACTAGCTCGGTTGGCTTCACATCCGCGCCAGCAATACCAGCACGATAGGCAATTGCATCCTCTGCAGCGCGGAGGAACTTGTCATGTTCAGAATCACCCATCTCAATACGCGCACCATTGGCGGCTGGTTGCTCCTTGCTACCGATAGCCTCCAGCAACAATTTGCGTGCTTCGTTGCTGTCAATTTCGGGATCATCTAAGCACCCGTCACGCACCGCTGTATGATCATCGTGACCTTTAAACAGGCTGCGAATCTCGGTGCGGCGTTCTTTCTCAAGCTCCAGTGCGCGTGTTGCACCTTCACCTTCTGCCGTTTTTCGTAAAGAATCGATGTCAATATCAACCTCTTTACGTTTAGGCGTTTCCTTAATTTTATCGGGCATAATAGTCTCCTTTTGGTTGGGTTGGGGTTGAGTACGGAGGATTTCTTCCTCCATTTTCCTGCCAACCCCAACAGTGGAATCGGCGGGAATATCGACCAGAGAAATTTCCATCGGTGTCCAACTCGTGACCCTATAGAGATCTGGTGTATCTTTGTTTTCTTCTTCTAATTTGCGCTCGTTGATGCTGTATGCCACCGACACATTGCGGAGGATTCCATCACGCACATCTTGCCAAATGCCCTCGACTTCATCGCGCTTACTAAAGCGAATTTCAGCATAGCCACGGCCTTTTTCAATCCACGCACGCTCCACCACACCGATGCGGTTCTGGCCTTCACTGCGGTCATGATTGTAAAGTACCGGAGCGCTGTTATTGAGCCGTTCGAGATCTAACTCATCTTTGTCATGCCCCAGCACCTCAGTCCACGCATCACTGAAAAAGGATGCGCGGGTGACAGGTTCTTCAGACGAAAAAGAAAGCCGCACGAGGCGGCTATTTTCATCAATGATAGATTCGCGGGTTAGGTCAATCGTCCTTGTCAGCATCTCCGGCTGGTTTTCCATCTTGCTCTTCATTTTCGTTTTCTTCGGCACTAGTGTCTTTGGCATCGGATTCTCCTTGGGTTTCGTTGGTTGATTGGTTTGATGCGGCAATATTGCCAGTAGTAAAAGTAAGCCCGGCTTCTTCATCCTGCTCACGTTCCTGCTTGATTTGATCGTAAGTATTTTGCGGGTTACCACCGCGCTCACGGATGCTTTGAGAGCGAGCTTTGAGTCCTGCTGAGATCGCTTTTTCCTCGGCCACCACTTCTTTTTGTGGGTCAATCCATGGCATTACTGGCCCTTGGAACGTAGCTTTTTTCAGTGTGAGCGGATTAATTTCACCTTTTGGCACTTTGAGCTGTCCGGATAGAACCGCCATTCCCACAAACCGCTCCCAAATGGGACGCACGCAGCGCTCGGTGAAATATTCACGCAGTACCGCATAATGCACCGATTGCTCCACCAGCTCTTGACGTTGCGAGGAGTAAGTGCCGCGATAATCCTTGGCAATGGATGAATAGCCAGTGGATGTTCCAGCCGCCACCGCACGCAATTGACCATTACGGAATTGCTCCAGCATGGCATTAGGGCGATTGCTGTCGATCATGCCGACTTCTTCACCGGGAAGCAGGTTGTCAAAAATCATGCCCGGCTGCATCTTCATCAGGCGATTGCCAGCATTATCAATCTGCAAGCCGGAGGTTGGAGTATCCAGCGATTTACGAACATAGGCGCAAATACTGGCAGCAACTTTTGCCGCTAACCTCTCGGACAACTCATAATCTTTGATATCCTCCATCCGCGTTAAAACAGATGCAAAAATCGATATGCCGCGTGTCTGGCTGATACGCTTGGCAATTTTCAGATGGATAATCTTTTCTGCAGCAAAGCGTTTAGTATCCTGCCGTGTTACCAGCGTATGCATATCGCCGGGATGCTCTTTATAGAGGTAGTAAGCACGCGGCTTGCGCCATGCATTCTTTTCCACACCATGGATGATGCGCTTTTTCTTATCATTCAGTTCAAATGGCAGAAAATCCGCTTCGATCATCTCCAGCGAATAGGGAACGAGCGTGCCATGGTCAATCGTGCGGCTCGTACCTTCGATATGTTTTACCAACACTTCACCATCACGAAACCAGTGCCGCGCCAGCAAGCGTAGCATGTGATTCCAGTGATGTTCCCACGTCACTTCGGGGAAGCGCGTCCATTCTTCCCACAGCTCCGTCAGCTGGTCGTTGATTGGTTTTGCCAGTTCTCCACTAGTGGACTCGCCATTTTTGAGTTTTACCTGTGGTTCGACATTGATGCCACGTCCCACCACGTTATTGACCAAGCAATCCAGCACGCCACCAGCCAGATCATGGTTTTCATCCAAGTGCCGCGCCTGCAAACGCAAAGATTCCCCAGCACGTTCCACAATTGCATCACCGGAACCGGGGTCGGTTTTGGTTTTCCGCAAGCGGGAGGGCTGGGCTGCTTCATAGGCGCGTTGGGCTTTGAGAACTTTACGAGCGGTATCCCGGCGCAGAGCTGCTTCCGGCGATATCGCCTCAATTGTTTTATCGATAATATTAGACATCTGAAAAATCCGCTAAGGCTGCTTGTTGATTTTGGTTTGCTGATTCCAGAGTAGCAACGCGCCGCTCCCAATATTGAATCTGCTCCCTGATTTCCTTAGAATTGGCGAGTGTTAGACTGCGCCCATTCATCGTGTAGCTTTGGCCTTTCGCCACAGCTAAATCCGCCGCAAGCCATGCATCAAATGCCGCCTGCGCCTGTGTTAATGTCAGTGCCATGATCTATTCCTTGATTGAGTTAATAATTGCTT